GATGTTGGGAATGTATAAGCTCCATTAAACTGCACTACTTGGCTTTCATTGATACCAATAGCTACATTAGAACCTACTGTGCTGCCATGACCTATTAATAAATCATCTGCTGAATCATCTAATCCTATATAGAAGTCTTGAGCATTACCATCAAATACTATAGAAGTATCTACTGCTGCTCCATCACCTATAACAACTGAATCATCATCTAATGTTAATATTGAGTTCGTGCCAACTGTTGAACCTACTCCTAAAACTAATTTATCTGCTGAATCATCTAGACCCATGTAAAAGTCTTTTGCATTGCCATCAAAAACTAAACTAGTATCTTCTGCTCCTGCATCTCCTATAGTTAAACTAGGTGTTGTACCATTTATAACTACTGGACTAGCTATTGAAATACTAGACCCATCTGCTGATAAACTATCTAAAGCAATGTCACCAACATTTGTTATATTGGCATCGTTAAAAGATGTAGCTCCGAAAGTGTTAGACGCTGCAGTGGATGTAATTCCTGCTGCTGCTGTTATACCACCGCCATCAGCTATTGTGATAGCATTATCTCCATCGGTAAAACCTATATTAGCAGTCTGTACTTCACCACTAACTAACAAATCGCCACCAACTGAGGCATCATCTGTTACTGTTAAATCATCATCAACTTTTAAATCTACTACTGCAAGACTTGCAAAAACATCATTTACTGCTGCACCTGAGCCTG